AATAATATTGATTTCAAAAAATTAAAATTAGCTATAAACCAAAAATTTTGTTTTTACAAACCATCAGAGAAACAATTAGCTTTTCACTCTGCGGGTAATGGAGCAATTGAACGTTTATTTTTAGCAGGTAATAGAACTGGTAAAACCTACTGCGGTTGTATTGAGGATGCTATGCATCTAACAGGCAATTATCCATCTTGGTGGGAAGGTCATAGGTACGATCATCCAATAGTATGTTGGGTTGCATCCGAAAACTACGAAATTACAAGAAACGTCCTTCAGTATAAATTACTAGGTGGATACTCGCACGAAGACGGATTCGTTGAAGGTTTAATACATCCAAGTTTGATAGTAAAAAAGGCAATGCTTGCTGGAGTTAACGGCGCAGTTGACTACGTACATGTAAAACATAAAAGCGGCGGTATTTCTAGTTTATATTTTAAATCATACAAACAAGGACGAGAGAAGTTTCAAGGAGCTAGATGTCATCTTATTCATTTAGACGAAGAAGCTCCGCACGATGTGTTCTTAGAATGTCAAATGAGGTTATCCGATGTTGACGGCAAAGGACAAGGTAAACTTATTTTAACCATGACACCTTTAAAAGGATATACTCAGTTAATGGCTTATTTCTTAGAATATAAATCAGCAAAACCTCAAGAAGATAACAATCAAACAAAAACCTTAGCCGAGTTAATGACAGAAGAAGTAATCAAAACTACTCCTGAAATTATCATGAACGGCAAATATTATATACAGGCCACTTGGGATGATAACCCATATCTTGCACAAGAAACTAAAGATAGATTACGAGCTACGTTAAAACCGCATGAGCTTGAAGCTAGAGAAAAAGGAATACCAACTGTTGGTACAGGTCTTGTATACCAAGTACCTGAAAAAGATTTCGTAGTACCTATGGATGAGATTTTTGAAATACCTAATCACTGGGCAAAAGTCTACGGCATGGATGTAGGTTTTTTTGCTCCAACAGCTGTTGTGTTTTTAGCAATAGATAGAGACCAAGACATTGTTTACGTATATAGCGAGTATTCAACTAGCGGACTAACAGCAAGTCAACATGCTAGTTATTTATTGCCTATGGGTTGTAACTGGATGACGGGAGTATGCGATCCAGCTGTTAATCAAGGAAGTCAAAGAGACGGCGTAAGACTACTTGATGAGTACAGACAAGTCGGGATGAATATTGTCCTTGGTAAATACGCAAAAGAGCTAGCCGTAGATAAAGTACTAGAGCGTATAAGAACTGGAAGATTTAAGGTGTTTTCTAGTTGTCGTAAGTTCTTAGATGAATGGCGTATGTATTGTAGAGATGAAGAAGGTAAAATAAAAAAAGGGAATGACCATCTTATGAATGCTTTAGAGTTTGTCATGTTAGACGGATTACCTTTAGCTAGAACAAAAAATACAGTTTCTTATCAACGTAAAGTAGCAATGTTTTAAATGGATAAAAATACAATAAGAATATTTAGTTTTTGCGGTGGTGGCTCAAAAGGTTACGGCTCTAATCGTTTTATGCAAAAGTTTCTACATCAATGGGGTATACCGCAAGCAGATTTTTGGAAATATGCAGATGTTATGTGCGGTACATCTATTGGTGGAATATTAGCGTGCGGTTATGCTTACGGCAAAACGCCTGATGAAATGGAAAATTTCTTTTTACAAAAAGCAAAACGTATCTTTACCATTAGAACAGCAGTAGATGTAGCATCTGGTAGTCATAATGCAAGTGAAGATTCAAACAGACCTAATGAATTACAGAAAATTGGATTAATAGCGACTAATGATCCATTTTATAAATCAGCTTATGAAGATTCAAACTATGGAAGCAATATATTACAACAAAGTTTAGTGGAAAACTTCGGCACTAATACATTAGCAAATCTTAAAACTTATATAACTATTCCATCTTTTGAACAAGATATGAGTAGGTATGTAGTATTTTCTAATTTTGATGACCCAGCTTATTTCATAGGTAAAACGGAATCCATCGTAAACGTTTGTAGAGCAACAAGTGCTGCACCTATTTACCTGCCTGCTTATAGTTTTAATGCTCATGATTATATTGATGGCGGTGTATACGCCAACGACCCAATACTGGCTGCTGTGAATGTTGGCATGAGTGTAAAACCTAATGCAAACAGAATAGTAATAGTAGACGTAGGAACAGGTATCGGTAATATGAGCTTTGACGGCTCTAGTTCACAAACGGGTACGGCTCATGCTGTAGAGGTATTATTTAGTATTATGAATATAGCTATGACTGGAGCCGAAGAGTGGAGTAGGTACTATTTGGATTATTTGAGTAGTCGCCTTGCTAAAGATGTATATTATTATAAGTTTCAACCAAAATTTCCTCCTGATTTTCCGAATGAAATGGATAATAGCACCCTAGAATGGTTCACACAGCTCGCTAATTTAGTTGACACGCATTACGCAAATGAAAGTGAAAGTATATCAAGTATCCTAGCACACTTAACAGCATGAGTAGCACAAAGTGAAATACGATGTTTTATACAATTTTATCTCTCCAGTCACTGGTCGAATTAAAGTAGATCAAGGATATATCGTTGTCGGTGATAAAGATAATATAGGAATGCCGTCACCGATATTAATAGATATTAGACAAGATATTATAGACCTTCGAAGAAAAATAGGCGGTTTTGAAGAGCTAAACAAATTAGACCATAATAGAATATGGATAGGTGACTATAATAATGAACCAGTGGAACAGCTGCATATTGGCATTATTAACTTACCTCCTTTAGCAGAAGCTGTTTTCCCTAATCCAATTAGCCCTATTACTGGTGATTTCAGAATACCAAACCCAACTTTTGATTATTTATCTCCGTTTGATTGGGCGATGTCTGGTCCGTTCTTGCCCCAAATTTATGCTACAAAATATGATACGTTAGGCAATCCAACAGGCACTGATATTTCGTCTTCTCTGGCAATGACACAAGTCAGAGCTGCGCAAATAATGAAGCGATTTGATAATGCTAATTTTATTGTAGGAAGCTCTACAGTAGATTTTACATGGGAAAACCCCAAAATGTATTTTATTCCTGAGCCGTTGAAACAACTATATGGACTTGGAACGACTTATACTTTTACTAAAGCACAATCGCTTGGTGCACTAGAAACTGGCTTATTAAAAAATACTGTTAATAACGGAACAGGAACTTTATCTAAAGCCATTGCAGGTAAAGATTATGTTGATGTATCTTCTCCAGTAGCTAATATGAAATTAGCATTAATTAGACCTCTTCAACAAGATGCAGATGGAAATGATATAGCAAAACTTCTAATTAGATCCGACAGACTACCAGAAGATAATATGCCAGATCTAACTTTTATCATGCAACGTCCAAGTACTAAGATACCTAGTGCGCAAGGGTTGTCTGATTTAGCCCCAGGAGGAATATTAAAAAGTAACCCACTTGGGGTTGTTAGCATTGCCTCAGGAGGTAAAATACCCCTTCTTGATGACTACGTAGATCCTTTGAGTTTACAAGTTGAAATAGCTGAAACAAAAGCATTTGCAACGGCTGAAGCCGCAGCAGCAGAGGCTGCCGCAATTGCAGCAGGCATAGCTTATTTTACAGAACAAATGTTGCCATATAGTTTAATACCTATTGTCCCAGTTGGGCTTAGTATAAGCGGGGCAATAGGAGCAGCTGCTGCTACTGCTGCATCGGCTAAAAGTTCAGCCGATAATGCTAATACACGTATTGATAATTTAACTGTTAATTTAACAGGCGATGTGATCGGTACTAATAATATCGCAGATCATGTTTTAACCAAATTTACACCAAACCCACGTTTTACGGGTAAAGAATATATAAAAATTCCTGTCGGAAACATTTTAGAAAGACCTAGCATTCCAGAACAAGGTATGGTAAGATATAATACAGAAATTTAGTATCTTACGAGGATAGAATGGCTCAATTAACTTTACCTGTTGGTAAACAGGAATTTCACGACGGTACAGCTTGGTATTCACTAGCATCCGAAAACTGGGTGCTAAATACTTTAAGATATGTCAACCCTTGTTTAGTAGCTACAACTGCTAATTTAACTGCTACTTATAGTAATGGTACGGCAGGAGTTGGGGCAACATTAACTAACTCTGGTACTCAAGCTGCATTAAGTATTGACGGCGTTACTTTAGCCGTTGGTAATAGAGTTTTAGTAAAAGATCAGACTGCTAGTTTACAAAATGGTATATATACAGTAACTAATATCGGTTCAGTTAGTACAAACTGGATTTTAACAAGGGCAGTAGATTACGATGTTCCAGCTTTTGCTATAAGAGGCGATATTGTATCTGTTATTACTGGTACAGCTTCTAGTGCAAGTTTATGGATGTTAACCTCGTCTATAACTACAATCGGAACAGATAGTTTTACTTTTGCAAAAACTGATCAAAACTCATTCACTTCCATTTTAGGCACGACTAATCAAATTACAGTGAGTGTTACTGCTGGAGTAGCAACAATTGCTTTAGCAGCTAATACAGTAATACCAGGTACAGCTTCGGTAACTATACCAACAGGGACAACTGTTCAGCGTCCAGCTACACCAACTGTTGGAATGCTAAGACTTAATACCAGTTTATAGTTATAGGTAAGCCATGCCTGTATTAGAATATTATAACGGAAGTAGTTGGGTTAACTCCGTATCAATTCCATTGACTTTTAATACTTCTAATACAACTGATGGGATTAGAATAAATAATTCTAACAGCTTGGCAACGGCTACAGGTTATACGGTATACGATCAAAATAACAATGGAGTTCAATTTGGATTAAATAACTCTACTGGTGAAGGATATATGTATTCCGGTTCTACTTTAAGTTTAAAGTTTGGGACCAATGGGATAACAAGAATGAAAATCAATAGTGATGGTTCTATTGATTGTTATACAAATGAAATTATCACTTCTAGTAATATCAATGCAACTACAGGTACTCTAAAAGGTAATAATTTAGCTGCATATAATTCTTCATCACTGCAGGTTTTAAATCCATTAAATATGCAGAGCAATGATATAGCTGGATTACCATCAACACCTGTTACCTCAACCTCAGCTACAAGTAAAGATTATGTAGACAGAAGAACTGATAAATATCAAACATTAGCTTATTCCAGTAATATTTCTTGGAATGCTACAAATGGTAATATAGCCGTATTAACATTAAATGGTAATGCTGTAATAAATTCCATTAGTTGGAATCAAGAATCAACATTTGTATTATATGTAAAGCAAGATTCAGTCGGTAATAGATCTCTTAATATATACGGAATTTATAGATCGGCAAGCACATCCTCATTGATGCCGCTATCTACCTCCCCTAATACAATAGATTGTTTAATTTTTAGATGGTCTGGGGAGTCTGGAAGATTATACTTAAGTCAAGT